ATACTCTATACTATTTCCTGACACTTTCGGATAACTAGCTAGGCCCATACCTGCTGGGCCATGACATTGTTTACAGTTTTTCATAAACTTTGCTTCACCTAGTTTTATATCACCTGCAAATACTTGATTAAAAAGTAAGGATACTAATAAGATTAATCTCATGCAGCAATCTTTTCTTCTTTTTTAATTGAGTCTCCCCAACCCCAATCACCTGTCATTCCTGATGCATTGTAGTCAGTCACAACACCCTCAAAGAAATTCTTAAGGGTATCACCACCCACTATCCAATCAAGCCACTCAAGGGGATTTTCTTTAACCTTAAAGTTTCCTTTTAATCCCAACTGAATTAGTCTTCTATCTGCTATGTACCTAATGTAATGCTTAACTTGATCAGCAGTAAGACCTTTAACAGCACCCATCTCAAAAGCTGTATCTACTACAGCATCTTCTAACTTAACACCATCTCTAAACATTTGATATATATCTTTCTTAAAATCATCTGTAACTATTCTTGGATGTTCTTTACAAAACTCTCTAAACAATTTAACCATGCCCTCACAATGCATAGTTTCATCTCGTACTGACCACTCTACAATCTCACACATGCCTTTCATCTTACCTGTTCTTTGATAGTTAAGTAGCATAGCAAAGGCTGAGAACAAAGACATACCCTCATTCATTACGGATCTAGCTAAAGATTTGCCTAACCCTGATAGAGTAGTAACATCTATGTCACTCATAAACTCTATCTTATCTTTCATCTGTTTATAATCTAGGAAAGCAGAGTACTCCTCTTCAGGTAATCCTAAAGTATCATTAAGCAATGCATAACTTCTTTGATGCACAAACTCTCTGTTAGTAAAGCTAGTAAGCATAGCTCTAATCTCATTGTTCTTAAATTTCTGTATGTAGTACTCAAGATAATTAGTACCTACTGCTACATCACTTTGAGTAAACAGTCTAAGTATTTGAGTTATATGATTTTTTTCTGCTCCAGTTAATTTACCTGACTTCCATTGTGCTACATCATCTTGTAACTTAGCTTCCCATTCACCCCAATGTGCTTTCTCTGATTGCACGGCAAACTCTACAGCCCAAGGATATTTAAAAGGTTTATACACTACTGAGGGATTTGTAAGACTCATTGTTGCTCCTTGGAAAAATAAAGGCTCGAATGAGCCTGTAGGTTAATGATTAGTTTTATACAAACTTACTATTAAATCAAGTAGTATTTTCTATGTGTTAGTATATATTTCTCCTTCTTCTAACTCATTGATTGTTATCATTTTTTTATTTTTTAATTCTTCTTCAGCTTTAAAATTACCACCTACTGTAAGTTCATTTAGTAACTGTGTTATAGCATCTGTTAATTTATAATGTAAGTTATAACCTCTTAATGTTTCAGGTTTAATTTTAAATTCTTCATCTAATTCATCTCTCATTTCTATGAGGGCTTCTTTCACAAACATATTTCTTAATTCTTTATCAATTTCTATCTTCATCAGATTCGTCTTTCTTTATATTAACTGTTCTTCTACTAGAAATCCATGCTTTAGGAATATGTATCCTAGCATTAACATGAGGATCAGCCCATGTAGATCCTATGCATATAGCTTCTTTACTTTCTGATATTAAAAATCCAGCAGTAATTACTTTAGCTAATTCAGGAGGTTCTATTTCTCCCCAATCTGCATCACATTGAGCATCTTTCCACTCAACAACAGTTATAATATTTGTATTAATTTTAGGTACAGGTTTTTTATTCACTAGGTATCTCCACAGGTTCTATAGTTTCAGCAGGTATTCTAAAAAATTTCTCACCTTTCCATACATACTTATTAGGAACTTCAACAAGAGGAGTTTCAGCCAACGTTTCACCCTCAATAATATATCCATAGGTTTGATCAGCATTAAGGATGAGAAAACAGATCGGAAGATTGTACTTATCTTTGTTAAGAAACTTAGCTTTTCTCCCTGGTATTTGGATTTTAGCATATTGGAAATCTTTTCCTTTCCAAGGTCTTTTGATTTCAACTTCACAATAAAAATCTCCATTAGAATATTCATCACCACCGACAGGTGTAACTATTAAGTCAGGGCCATACCTATCTGTATTATCTACTACATGATAGCCTTTAGCTTTCCAGTATCTTTTACCTGCATCTCTTGCTAGTTTATCAAACTTTTCAAATAGTTCTCTATCGAATCTTTTAAACATATATTATCCTTCACAAGCAATACATTCTACTGCATCTTTTAAAGCATCTCTTGGAATTTGAGTGCCTACTTTATCTGCTTGGTTTGCTGCACTAGT